GAACTCCTCTGCCGCTTCTTCCATTTCGCCCCGAATAACCTTCTGACGGAGGGTGCTGCGCTGTAGTGTTCCCAGACCAACATTAAAGCTAAAAGATACAAGAGCATCGAATTGACCTTGAGTAAGCTTGACAGGACAGAAGCGTTCAACACCTCGCTCAAAGCGATTAAGGTCGTCTCTAAGAATGTCATCTACTTCCTCCATCGAAAAGGTGCGGTCGTCTTTATATTCCAAGGGGGTACTATCCCGTTCTTCTATCTTTAAAGCACCTTGCCGTGGGTAGAGTACATGGCCCACACCAATTGTCCACAATTTTGCGGGACAGCGATATGGACGCTGACGGACACCCTCATGGTGCTTAATCATTTTGATGGCTTTGTCGCTTACTTTCACTTCTTAAATGCCTGTGTTCCAAACCAGAAGGAAACAATTGATGCCCAAATAATCTGAGTCTCATCATCCCATAAGAGGTTTAGGGCTACGTCAAATGGCACTTCCCGATGGAACGCAAACCAGAACCCAAACAGTTCTACAAACATAAACATGATGAACATACCGTAGGTAATGGCTGGTCTCACCATAGCCCTAGAGTTCGTAACCCACTGGGAAGCACCCTTGCCAATCTCGATGTCGTGAGCATACAAAGACGCTCTTTCTTGAGCTTGGGTCTGCATCTCTATCTGCTGGGTTTTAATCTCTTCTACATGGGCTTGGGCTTGAAAGCCTTTCTCCATCATCTGGAGTTCTCGTTCAGTCTGCAAACGAGCCATTTCCATCTCATGCTTCTTGTCGGACTTGTCTTGGAAAAATCCCAGTAGGCTAGGTAATCCGCCAGACAGGAACGATATAAGGGTAGTAAATAGGGTAATCATTTCTTTCCTCTTTCTTCTAAGAGTTTGACCCGCACATGGAGGTCATGGAGTTCTTTGTACAGTTCCTCACGCATCTTAGCCCTGCGCTCGGCTGAAATAGGGCTGTCCGTTGGGATGCCTTCCGAGGTAATTAGGGCTGGCATCTTGCCCTCAATCTGGGTTAGGCGAGTCTGAAATGAAGATACTTGACCGAGTAGCCACGCTATACAGGCTACTAAGATCGGAATAACCGCCTTTAGTACGTCTTGCATATTCATCTTTTAGACCCCCATACTATGTAATAAGCAATCCAAGCAGCTACCATAAAACACCAGAACTGCACCCATTTAACCTTTGATAACTCGGCATCAAAGTACTTCTTGTCTTCTTTCTCAAGCCGTTCAATCTCGGTCTTAATATCTAAGACCTTCTGCCATTCTTTAGTACCATGCTGTTTTATAAAATCTACCCTTAATTTGTACTCTTCATCCGAAATCTTCTTACGGTGTTTGTATTCCTCAAGGGCTTTAAATATAGCCCGTTCCTTCTTTAACTCTGCTTCTCTGCGCTCACGAATCTTGGCATTTGCCCGTTCCTTCGCTACATCTACTGCTTCCTTCTGAACATCCTCGATGTTCTTACCAATCTCTCGCCCAGCCTCTCGACCAGTCTTAATCCCCTCGCTGATCCCCTTGGCACCAGCCGACAATCCGAGTTCGTCTGACATGATTCAATTTACTCACCCCAGAGCTTTGTACCGCCTTTAGGTACAGAAGTAGCCCAAACAGATACTGATTGTTTAGGTGTAGATAAATCAAACCCGCAGTCATTGCACTTCTGTGCGGCAAGCTCAGCCTCATCTACGTCCCGACTGCAATTAGGGCAAAGGACTTCAACTGTATGACGGCACACTTTGGTACCGTCTTCTAATTTAACTGCTGGATTTTCTGAAATCATATTAGTCCTTATATGAACCAAGTCACAATAGAATACCGTGTACCGCTTGTTACGGGCATTATCTCATGGGGGTACATAAAGTTTGAAGGGAACATAATGCACGACCCTTTTTTCAACCTATATACCAATTCACGACCAAAAAACGCAAACTCACCACCTTCATAGTCATCATTTAAGGCAAACGAACAAGACACGGCACGGGGGCGATCTTTAAACGAATCGGTATGTTCTGTATAAAATTGCCCGACTTCATATTTGAGCAAATCATATCCAGAGTCTTGTCTAATTTTGGCATGATTAAAATGTCGTGTATATTCTTTTATAGCTTGCCCCGCTATTGAAAAAAACATGTCGTCTATTTTTTGTCTTGTTTCTTGATTCTTTTTTATAATTCCGTCAAAAGAAATACCAATTGTTGAACATTGTCTTTCTCCATCTGCTTTTCCATCACCTGTTACTGCTGGAATCCAATCAATACAGTTTTTATACTCAGCTAACACAGCGTCTGCCACAGGTGGTGGCATAATATTATTCATTATAACGATGTAGTCTTTTAATTCTTTCATTGAGCTCCTGTTTTACTTTATCCTTTTTGAATATTTAGTATTTTGCTGTTATCTTCTAATGCAACAATTTCATGCCACTGTTCATCAGGCAAATCAAATACATCTCCAGCTTTACCAACTTTTTCCCAAGCCTGATCTAAATAAAGAGATTTAATTGCTACACAACCAGATTGAACAATAGTTATGTGCCCCTGCCCTTCTGAATGATAATGACCCCCAAGAATATCGTCTTTTTTAGGAAAGTCATAATATGTTCCTTTTAAAACATTTACTTCATATGGTGTTGGTATAGCGTCAGCCATATTAAATCTCCTATACAGGTGTCCAAACTTCTTGGGGTAACGTAGGCCAATTAATATTTCCAGCTACAGGGTTAATTGCATACTGACGTACGGCATTACGGTACACAACAAAATCTTGAACATTACTCAAATACGGATTACTTTTTGTTGGATCGCCAACATCAGGAATAGTAGTCCAATCCGTTGCTTGTAGTTTATTTACTGCGGTTGTTTTATTTTGTGCTGCTGTTGGCGGTGCTGGTGGCACTGGGGTATTAGCCTCAGTCCATTTAGCCATACAGGCATTTGCCCAAGCAGGTAGTTCAGTAATATCTTGGTTTTGCACTAAAGCAGACTCATACTCAATCCATCCAGCAGTATCTTGCCATTGCAAAGCATGAACATCAGCAGGGATACCGCACGAACTTAAATCAAGGCTATTATAAAAAACACCGTTTTCGCCAACCGACCCGTCAGCAGGGATAATAGTTAATTTCATTTTTTACTCCTAAGTAATTTTGGTTGCGGTTCATTAGAAGCCGCTAAAAGTAGTTGGGTATTTACTTCGTTAGCTTTAACCATCTCATTTCTAAACGATTCAACGGCAGCTCCAGTTTGTCTTTGTTGCCCTGAATTTTCAATAAGTAACATTGGCATCCAAGCAATAGCGCATTCATAACTATCTACCTGACTGCCACTATTCATATCGTAGCCTTGCACGCGGGTGTACCAAGCACAAGTAAGACCTACACAGTCTTTTTTAATTAATGGGCAAAATGTCCCGTTTTTAAGTGTTCCCATTATTAATTCTTAGAGGCACGAATAACGTCAATGTATTGAACTGCAAGATTAATTGCATTACCGCTAAATGTACCAGAGCCGCTTGAAAAGCTAAATGGGTGAGTATGTGAACCACCACCACCCGTTGCACCAGTTACATCACTTCTTCCTTCTGATCCACTTCCTTGAAGCGATGGACTAGGTCCACAAAAAATTGAAGGGTAAACAGGATGATTATGACTAGGAATTTGTGGTGTAGAAAGCGTTGTAGCTCCAGCACTACCACTAACTGCTGTAATACTTACCGAACCGGTTGGGGTTTGACTTGCAAATGCAGTTGTAAATCCTACTGATCCACCCGTGCTTGCATTTCCTGTTACAACACGTAGTGCTGAGTTATCACCTGTCGATGTGTTTTTAGTCCAACCAGTCGGCGCAGTGGTTTGCGCAAACAACATAACCGTACCTGAATCAAATGCAGCGGCGGCGGCAGAAGTCCAAGTTGAACCATTTGAAGTTAATACGTTACCAGTAGAACCGGGAGCTACAAACTGAACAGTACTTGTACCATTACCTAACAACACATTATTAGCTGTAAGCGTAGCTGCTCCAACCCCCCCATTACTAACAGGCAGCGTTCCAGTTACATTAGTCTGCAGGTTTGCATAAGTAGTAGAAGTTGAACCTGTACCACCCGAAGCAATAGGTAACGCAGAACCAAGAGTTAACGAACTTAAATGGGTGACTGCATCAACTACGCCGCTTCCAGTGCTATATACCCACATTGTTTTAGCAGTGGGTACAGTAACAGTTGAACCTGATGCGTTTTTAACAACTACGGCGGCTAGTGTCGCGTTGTTAATAAGATACAGTTTTTGGATACTAGGGACAGTCAAATTAAAGCCGCCACTACCACCTATATTAAGACGTAGTGCGCGGGCATTTTGCGCTGCATTAGTATCAGTTAGGGTTAGCGTAGTATCACTACTAACAGTAATGTCAACCGAACCTGTGATAGCCTGTTCAATGGCTACCCCCAAATTGTCGTTAGTTACATTGCCCCAAGTTCCCGAGTTTTCCCCGGTCGCCATAAGCTGAATTTTAAGATTACTATATGTACTTGCCATTTATTGCTCCTAAGCCGCGATCGGCGTCCAATTTGGTGTTTGCGAAGTATCAATCAAACCCCAGACTAGCGGTCTAGAGACCCGACCTACTGCACTCACACCCGTTAAGTATACGTTAGCGTCGCTGTTTACGGCAACACTACCCAAAGAAATTGTTCCTGCAACACCTGTAACAACTGCGTTTGCACCTGCCTCCGCCTCAACCTCACCAAGCCCCATCGTACCAGCCACGCCGGTCACATTAACTACGGCTTTTCCTACTACTTGGGCGGTGCCAATTTGTCCCGTTCCAGACACACCGGTTGGGAAGACGTTAGCTTTAGCGTCTACCTCTTCTTCACCCAATAACGCAGAGGCTCCAATGCCTGTTACATTAAAGTTATTAACTGTTCTAGTTGTAACAGTTCCTAAAGAAGCCGTAACATCAAAACCAACTAAAACAGCGTTTGCCTTAGCAGTTATTGTTACATCTCCCTCAGAGCAAACTGCCTGCTCGCCAGTAACTCCGTGGTTAGCACCGGCATCTACAGCTACCCCACTTAGCTCAGTAACAAGCCCAAAGCCCGTAACATTAGGTACTGCCTGTCCTGATACTTGTACAGTACCTATAAACCCATCTGCCTGTACTCCTACAAGAGTTACTGACTGAGAAGTCCTAACCTGCCCAATATCGACGGTAGCGGCAATGCCTATTACACATACTTTATTAACTCCACCACCCCAGGTACCTTCACCCCAGCCATACGCACCCCAACCCTCTTCATCAACACAGGCTACAACGCTACCAAGTATGGTCCCACCAGATACGCCCGTGGGCAATGCTGAGGCTTCTGACGTTATAGATACGGTACCAACAGCGCTGTTTGTACTTACACCCGTTACATCTACATTAGCTTTAGCATCTATTTCTTCTTCGCCTAACGCACCTGTGGCTTGCAGACCGGTTACGGATATGTTGTTATTAGACTGAGGAATTACGGTTCCTACAGCCCCAAAAGCTTCAACCGCAGTAACACTAACCCCAATACCGGTAGTAACACTTGCTACTGCACCAGACGCAGATACGCCTGTAACAAGCACATTAGCTTTAGCAGCTATAGCTCCAATGCCAATATCCCCAGAGGCAGTTACGCCAGTGGGGTTTACATTAGCTAGTCCTACTACACTTACAGTACCAATTGAAGAGGACGAAGAAACCCCTGTTACGTTAACCGAAACAGAGATTGAACCTTCGCCCCAGGCGCCTAGCCCCCAAGCACCTTCGCCCCAATTGGCTGTCGCCATATGCTATTAAGCGATACGGATGATTGCGTTACTTGCATCAAACGTTGGGAAAATGATAGTGAAGTCACCTGCAGTAGATGTCTTATCACCGCCAAAGTCCAACACGCATACAGCTGCGTTAGTTAATGCAGAGTTAGCGTTGTTATTAGCCGAAGGTGTGGTGTTATAAATTAAAGCGCCACGAGCGGTAGTGGTAACGTTGGAAAACGTTAAATCACTAAAGTCAGTAAAACCTGTACCAGCAGTAGAGTTAGTATTAGTAGTACCAACACCAATATTGGTTAAAGCTGCACCGCCAGCAGTAACACCAGTAGCCTCGTTAGAAGCAGAATACGTAGTGGTATTTGCATCTAAAGTAGCAGATGATGTGTACAACGCTAGTTTGAAAGTATCGGCACCAGCTTGAGCTGATGGACGAAAATCGTGAACACCAAGCAAAAGCTGGGCTTTAAATGATGTGCACATTGCTTGAGTAATAGCCATTTGAAACTCCTATTCGTTCAATAAAAAAGTTAGCTCAGGATGACCAGCTTCCCGTAATCGGTTAGCAATGGTCGTGCGGTCTGAGCGCACCGCTTCTTTTAGGTAAAACACTAAAACACTTTGTATGTTCTCTCTAAATGCTTCTGCCTGATCACGAATGGCAGGGTGTGACTTAGAGCCAACATAAATAATCTTGTCGATAGCTCGTTCTGCAATTTCCTCTGGAGTAAAGCCTCTACCCTGCGAGGTTTTCACAATAACGTTGCTACCCATAAAGCCTTCTACTGTATCGAAATTCATCGTACTGGGTACCTTGCTTGTAAAGTCCTATACATATCTTGACGGTTCTTGCCTTCACCAAGTTGCAACAACAAGGTCATACCCTCGTCATAACGCTTCTGATAACTAGCAATGACATCCGCCTCCCCCTTCATAAATACATAAGCTTCCAACAGCGAACCATATAACAACACTTGGTCAAAGTTATTTCCAAGCCAAGATTGACCATTTGCAGAATCCACAATAGATTGTGGGTAGTAGAAATAGTGCAATTCGCTGTTGTAATCAGCGTCTGGCGTAGGTCCTAAAATAAACGTTACGTCATTAAAAATAGCGTAGTACTCTGGTGTGCCAGTAGTATCTGGGTCTGGATAGCATGAACGAATAAACTCTACATCTTTATTGAGCAAATACGTTTGGGCGTTTGTTATAGGATCAATAACCGATAACGAAAACGTTGCTTTCCAATCCGACGGCACATTTAGATACTTATTACCCGTAGTGCAATTACCCGTCACATTCTTACGAAATACAGGCAACTGAACCGAGTTATAAATCCTCTGCTCTGCTTGACGAATAAACGTATTAATCTGTTCTGTACTTGTAAAGGTAACAGTGCCCGTCTCGGCAGCATCAGTCCAAGTAGTAGAGGGGAAGTCGTTCTCGACATACCCCTTAATCGTCTCAAATAGAGTAGAGTAATTCATTAGGGTTTACCCCATCTTTGTACTGTGACCACGACCCTTAGTCTGTGCTTTACCGCCACGAGTTATTTGGGTTTGGGTGTTAGGTACATTGTTAGGATACCCAGAGTCTTCTTTGTTTAGAGGAACTGTGTAAGCCTTGGGTTGCGTGTACTTCCCAATAGGATCAGCTGTTTCAGCTGGGAAATACGAAAATGTATCGTTATTCATATTAACGGCCCCTTCCGGCAGATTTTTTGTAAGTAAAGGATGAAACCCGCTGGTTCATAACCTTTGCCATACCACGTCCGTATTTTTTCATATCTTCGTTGGTTTTACCACCTTTACGCATCTTTTTTACGTCTGGGTCTGGGTGGGCACCTGCGCCTTTAGCCATATGTTTTTTCAGTGCTTCTTTAGTTGTTGCCATTTTTAACTCCTAAGTTGTTGTTACAGTTACCGTACCCACCGCACCTGCCATAGTCAATGTGCTTGGTGTTAACGGGTTATCAATACCTCTTGGACCCCCTACAGGATTCCAACCCCACTGAATCACTCGACTACCTATAGTTGGGAAACCAAGTGAATTTACATCAGTACTTGGAATGTTAGAAATCTGCAACCCTGAGGTACCTGCTTCGTAATACCCTATATCTGGTCTAGGATCCCGTACAGCCTGTGGATCATTAACTGGATACAAGCCAAGCGATAACTGCGGCTGATCGGGCTCCCAACATTCTTTACATACCTTAATATTAACGTTTTTAGTCTTAATAATTAGGGTTTTTAGTTCTTTTAATTTAAAGCGAAATCCACACCTATCGCACTGCGATATCGCTATACGACCCGATGTAAACTTGGTGGTCACTAGTACCCCCCGCTACCTATATACATTTCACGAGGAACAAAGCGTTGGGAAGCCTTCTCACGGTCTTCACCTGCGGCAATAGTCCACTGCTCTTCATAGGCTAATTTAAGCATCTCTGTGCGGTTCATAGCATCAGGAATCTTTAAGGACAGGTGGTATGCCAATCCTGCAACCATACATGGAAGAAAACGAAATGGGATGTCGGGGGTGTATGTGCCGCCGTCTCCCGTATTCTGCACCCTACGTAGTCTCCAATACACGAAAGTATATGGGGTAGAACTGTCTGGGGTAGGCCAAACATAGATAGCAGGTAGGTTAACTACCGACACAGCTGCTCCTGCAGTGTGTGCAGTTGCCGTTGTATTTGACTGCCCACGAACACAGTTTTGTAGGTCGTTACCACTAATATTAGTGTAGCCAATGATCTCTGTACCAATCTGAATAAAGCCAGCCGTACCAAACCCATCAGCAGAACTTAAGGTAATTGTGGTGGCAGTAGCATTAATTGTTGTACCTAGTGTGGCAGTGGTCAGGTTAGTTTGACCTGACTGTCTATTAATCCAGACTTGAATTGGCAAGCCTGTAGTTGTTTTATTAGGTATTGCTGCGTAGGTAGAAACGCTAATACGGCTGATATTAATATCAATTTGATTAGTTGTATTGTCATTTCTACGAATTACTTGATCCAGCAGATCAATAGTATCGACTGGCAATGGATAAATTGGGTTGTTGTAGGTTAGCTCAATCTGACCTTCTTCAATAGTCCAAAGATTGATACCACGATTAGCCCACTCAATAGCCAAAAGATTAAGACTACGACGGGCGGTACGCAAGTCATAGCCAGTACGAAGCTCGGAACCACAGCGTTCAAACGCTTCTTCCACAATCTCACGTATCTGCAGGTCAAAATTTGATTCGCCGCTTGTGCTCATATCACTTTCCTGTAGGGCTTAACTTTCTTTTTAATCGTTTTGGGCTGGGAGACAAATTGTTTTCCAGCAGCTTTTCCTGCTCTCTTAGCTCTTGTTGTAGCTGCATATTCAGCAGAAGACAGCGCTTTGATTGCTCGCTCTGGTAAATATCTTTCTCCCGTGTCGCTTGAACGCTTCCCAGACTTAGTTGTCCACTTTTGAGCGGTCCAAGCTTTAAGAGAACGCTGACTTTTTGCAAGACCGCCCCCAGCTAATTTTTTCTTACGTCCAGCGCAATGAGCCCTCTCCGAAAACCCTTTTGGGCTCTTGCAGTTGACTGATTTTTTGCGTTTGTCGGACCATTTCATTTTTTTAACTTAGACAAAGTCTGTGCTAATCTTGCACGTTGACCCATCTTGCCAGGCTTTTTAGCAGCTGCGGCAAGCTTTTTAACAGGGATCTTTTCCCCTTTTTTAACGCCTAAAGACTTACGTAAAGCACCGGGTTTCTTAATAGCAGCTTGAATAAATTTAGCGGAGCCACCTTTTTTAGCGTAACCCATCTTGTTACGCACGTCTTCGGGCAAGCTAACTAAACCCCTCTGAGTCTTTGGATCTGGTTCTTTAAGTGCCATTATTTATACCCTCCACCTTTTTCTTTGTAACGTTTAGCTAGAAGCTGCGCTTTCCTAGCTGACCACTGACCCGCCGCAGTACCTTGCACAGCTGACGCTTTAATACTATCAAATAAAGCTTTACGCATACCAGGCTTCGTATAGTTACCAGCTTGGTTAACCTTTGAAACCTTGCCACCTTCTTTATATAACGCAACCGGCTCATCCCCATCTCGTTTAACAGTTTTACGGGGCATTGATTTTGCATTAGGCAGTTTCTTAGGGTTAATAATCCCCATACCACGGCTAGTTCTCATACCATCCGCCCTCTAGTTTTACCTCGTTGAGCAATACCATCTGCTCTTTTAGAAGCAGAAGGCGCTTTTACCTTACCACCAGCTTTATACGGTTTTTTAATTACTTTCATTGGGCTGTCTGACCCAATACCAGCTAATGAAGCCGCAGAACGCTGTCCCGAAACATACTCTCGTAATGCTTTTTGGTGCTTTTCCGCTTCAGCTTTACTAACCGCTTCAGTTGCTTTTTCTGCTTGCATACTACGCAATACTCGTTGCGCTTCACGTTCAGTAACAGCCTTTTCTAACTTACCATCAAACGGAGATGGACCTGTTTTTAAAGGCGTCTGTTTCTTGGGCTTAAGGTCTTCGCCACTGCCAAACCCTAAGTCAAGCTGGTCAAGAGGATTAGTGGGTCTAACCTTCGACATTACTTACAAGCCTTACCGCCCATACGCATCTTAATCATGGTGCCCTTAGTCTTACCTTTAACGGCAATACCGTCAGCACGCTTGGAGGCAGAGCCACCAGCAGCCATTTTCTTCATGCCGGCTTCTTTCATTTCATGTTTAATCATGGACTTGGGTGCACCTTTTTTCTTCATGAACCCAATTTCCTTTTTAACCATCATTTTTGATTCTTTCATGTTGCTAACCCTTTCTGAATAAGTTGGTCAATTTTTGCTTCAAGTTTGTTAAAGCGTTGGTCAATGTGTGCAGTAATTTTGTCAACTTCTGCTTTAGTAACGTTATCACGAGCTACCTCCAATTTGGTATTAATTAGCATCTGTTCAAGGTCTTTTAGCTTTGTGTTCTTTTCACGAGCAATAAAGCCAATTACCCCAACAAATGCGGTTAGTAGGGCAGACCAGATACCTAAGCCAATGGCAAAAATGTGTTCCATTAGATTATCTTCCCTTTAGTCTTACCACGAACTTCGCATCCGCCACCACGAACTTTGCCACCTTCATTGCAGTTCCAAGCCCGTAGGGACTTGTTGATGCGGGAGTTAGGGTCATTAGCGGTTTTAGCGCTGGTTAATTTTTTCTTCATGCCACTCATACGAGCGCAGAAAGATTTTTTCCTTGGACCACCTTTTGGCTGAGGGGCTTTTAGTCCGGGTTTGCCGGGGTTAGCAGCGTTATACGAAGCTCTCCCCTTAGCATTTAAGCCACCCTCAGGGTCTTTACCCTCTTTACGCTGCCAGGCAGGAGTCTTAGCCATAAAAAATACTAGCTTTGCAGTTGTTTGCTAAAAATACACGAATTCCAACTCTAGCTAATATACCCTCACCAGGTATAACTACGTTAGTTACAACTTGAATATCTGTGTCAATCTCAAATAACACGAAGTTGTATACAGTAACGCTACCACTAGCAGCGCCAGAATCTGGCACTGTCACGGTAAATGTATTGGCGTTAGCTACAGTTAAGACAGTATATGGTCCATCAGTTAAGTTCCAATCAAGATAAACACGATCACCTACATCTAGTTCGTGATTAACTGCAGTTATAGTTGCCGTGGTTGTACTACGTGCGTATGTTCCAGCAATAGAAGTATTGTCTACAAAAGTAGAAATTGCTTCAGCGCCAGTCTGTGGCTGTATAACAGCACCTTTTAGACGAACTCTATACGGAACCATAACGCCCGACACCTCGGCATGTGTCGATTTGACGTCATATTGCATTGTGCCCATAATTACTCCTGTTTATCCGGCTCAGCCACAGTTTCCAAAATAGTAATACGAGCTTTTAACTCCGCATTTTCTCTTGTTAAAACTGCTACTGTGCTCATTGCATGGTCTCTTTGTCCTTCCAGAAGCCCAAGCATTGCCTGAACTTCTGGGTCCTTATGAGTCAACATTAGGAAGCACGAGTAACCAATTTCCAAACTGGACTTGTAATAACGCCTGTTTGGAGATAGAGGTTCCCAGCGGTGCTATCAATATACATAGAACCGATACCAGCAAAAT